ACACCTGTGCGAACCGCAACAAAGTTAAGCGTAATGAAGTTGATTGATCGTGCTGGTTTAATATAGATATCTGCAATAAACTCGTTTCGGTCAATGACTTCGCCTGTGTTGTTTGTGCCATCACAAACGACTTCAAAATCTGTGAGTCCTCTTCTACCTTGAACATCTCTCAAAAAAGGTTCAACCAAGTTACGGAACTGGGCCCGTGTAAACTCATCGTTGAACTCAAATAGTTGGAACTTAGCAGCTGTGGCAATTGCTTTTTCCAGAACCAAGAACAATCTACGCACGTTAATTCTATCAAATGCACTTGGTCTTGTGAGAGCAGTTTTGTCACCAAAGAGAACAACTCCTTGGCCTGGGAAATCAACAACAGGGTTGATCCTTGCTCTATAGAGAATATCCCTATCTGCTTGTTGTGGGTTGTATGCAAGTTTAATTGCACCACGAATGTTACCACGGTTGTAACCGCCTGGTGAGAACCAAGGATCAGCAACCCTATCTGTGAGCGCACAGACACCAGCGATATCACCGTTTAGAGGTACAAATCGGAATACATCGTTGTATTTGTCATACATGTATTTGTAACCACTGTCATAAACCACATAAGAGGATGACGCTAAAGTATCAAAGGCCTTTTTAACATTTGTTGTTTGCCTTTCTTCTGTGGCAACATCAACAACAGCTCCTCTTGGAGCAGAGATAAACGCAACACAATCTTTACGCAACTCAACAAGGTCTGTAATCATTGTGCCGTATGTGTCAAATTCATCGCCTGATGTTCCATGTGAAGTGCTGGTTATTGTAACAGAAGGACCGGCAAGAACGAGGTTAACATCATGTTTCTCTGTGTTCTTAAACAAGTCATATGCTTTTTGTTTCTCACCCAAGGTAACTGAATAATCATCAGTACCACCTGTGAGTGCGTCAAACGTTGGTGAATCAACAGCAGTAAACGAACCAGCATCTGTGTCCAAAATAATATTGTCTCCATCTGTTTCATCAAGGACATTATCACCTTCATCTGATCCAGTTGAGTCTGTTCCGTTCAAGATAACGGCATTTGATCTATCAAGGTCTGTACCCCAGTTTGTACCAGCACCCAAATGATCCAACCAATAAATGAACCTTGAACGATTGTAAATTACTTCTGGGTAATAGTTCGTTCCACCTTGTGGTGTTTTTGCACTAGGGTTCTTAGAAAGTCTATCGTATACCTCAATTACAGCTAATGTTCTCTGTCCAGCAACACTCTCAGCAAATCCTGTGATATCACCTGTGGTATCGTAAACTACGATATGAAGTTCATCATTTTGACCACGATTGTTTTGGTCTGAGAAAGTAGATGTGCCTGGCGCACCGTCAAACAAATCGTAGAACTTCCAACGTCTGCGAATAAAAGAGTTGTCTGCAAGAGATGCAGCAAGTCCTGTTCCATTGACGTTATCTTTTTCTCTAATTGTAATTGTGTTGTTTGCTGTATCACGGGCAGTAACTTCGTACTCTCTTCCTTCGTGACCTGTAGCAAAAGTACCAAATCCACTGTCTGTGAAGAACGATACCATATCCCCAACGTTGATCACGTTACTTGCGAGGTCAACATCGTCAACTGTAACTGATGTAGCACCACTTGCGGCCGCACCATTAACTTGGTTTGCACCAGTGATATTTTGTTCGTATGCTGTTGAAGTCGCACAAATGGAAACTTCTAAAGAGTTGCCGTGTGCTCCAGCAGTCCTTGCAGCAAAAGGTCCAACACTTCCTTGTCCATCAAAGAATGAACCAAGATAATGTTCTGTATCTCTAATTAACACACCTGTTTCAGATGCAGCATTTAAAACTCCAGACTCTATTCTAATAACTTTTAGAGAGTTAGAATACTGTAAGAAGTTTGATGCTGTAAACCAATATTCAAAATTACTAGAATTTGGTTTTCCAAATATTGATTCTAATTCTTCTTCAGAATTAATGTTATTGACTTCTAAAACTGGTCCTTTTTCAAACGGGGCTGCAATCGCACCAATACTGGTTTGAACTGCGGGCACAATGTTTGTAAGGTCAATCTCATTTACTTGTACACCTGGCGAAACTAAGAAACCCATTGTAGCACTCCTTTATCTTTTTAAGAGCAATTATTGTTATTACTGATATTTATAAAAATTCAATTCCTAAAAGTGTTTTTTATATGTGTTAACTCTTATAAATAAAATCATGGAAACTCATTATGAAAAATATAAAGAGACTATCAAAAAGGTTGCTCGTAGAAACTACCGACAAAGAATAGTGTGGTTAAACAAATACCTAGCAGATAAGTCCTGTTCTCACTGTGGAGAGAGTGAAACTGTATGTCTCAAGTTCTACCCATACAATAATGAAATTAGAAAGTTAACGAAAAGAAAAGGTATGAATGAAGAGAGCCGTAAAGACACTCTCAACCTTATCAAACAATCTCACATAGTTTGCTCAAATTGTTTTGTTAAATTAGATAACGATCTTATAGAGTTTATTTAGGATTTACCAATTACTACCATAATTTCTAACTACTGGTGACCACTTTGTTCCATATTCATCAACCATTTCACCTATATTTTCATCCTCAAGACCATCAACAATAAAACCAAACGGAGCCATATCTTGTTCTAGTGCGTCCTGTTGCTCTTTCATCATGGTCGCACGGATGTCCTGATCAGACAGTTCCTTAAAGTATTGTTGATCTGTTGCCCACGCAAACAAAAATAAACAAGCAACCAAGTCATCGTTGCATCCCTCATCTGCCTCAAAAGATTGTCCTTTGATGATAAAGGTGGATAACTCATTGATTATCTCTAAATCTTCTATGATCATCTTACTATCTTCAATTAATTGTTTAAGATTAGAACATCCTACCCTTTTAACTGCTTTTGTTGTTCTAACACCTAACTGAGCTCGACCACCTGAGAAACCACCACCCATAACCTGTCCAGCTCGTCCTCTCATAGATGCCATAATAAGATTATCATACTCAAGGTCAAACTGCATAGTGCTTGCAACCTGTTCACCAATATCATTAACCTCAATCATAACAAATGCCTGATTATATGCTCTCGCAACATCGTATATCTTTGAGGGAAATAATAGTGGTTTGATCTCATTGTCTCTGTATTTTGCGACAACTTTATACGGTATCTCCGTAACATCCATAACAACAAACGCCGAGTAGTCATTTGAAGTACCTCTAGATACGTCAGCAGTTATAAAATAAGTATGATCTTTTTGTGGGTTCACATAAACATCTAATCCAGCATTGCTCGTTATCGGTGTTCTATATGTGAGAGTTCTTAATTTTGCCGGAGATACTAAAGTATCAATAGAACCTAAGAACTCACACTCAAACTCTGTATTGAACTGCGCCTCTGAGGTATTTTTAATTGTTTGTTCTTTCCACTCTGCATCTCGACCAGGCACTTCACTCCAGTGAACCTCAATAGGAACGTATTCATTTCTCTCTTCTTCTGCATCTACCCATAATTTATAGAACATATTCATACCGTGTGGTGTTGATACGATCATTACTTTTGTTGTTTTACCAGAACTGATTGTTGGATAAACTGAACTAAAGAATTGCTCTGCAACGTTTGCGGGGACGTAGGCAAACTCATCCAGAAAGATAATGTTGTAAGAACCACCACGAACAGCGCTTGCAGAAGTAGAAGATGCCAGTATTTTACTACCATTTTCTAACTCCAGACTGCCTTTGTTCCAAGACATAACCCCTTGCTGCAACCACTTAGGTAAATGTTCATATGCAAGTTGCAATCTACCTAACAAGTCCCTTGCAGTAGCAGCCTTGTTTGCAAGGATCGCCACGTTCACGGTTGGGTTGAATAGAACATAATGAAGTAGGTATGCGATAATAGTGGTTGATTTACCCGACTGTCTAGGAAGTTTGCATATTGTAAAACGATTATTATGAAACGTACCTATCATCTCTTTTTGAAAGTCGTACATCTTGAATGGCACTAAACCTTCATCTAGTGACACAATCATGATGTAGTTCTCTATAAAATATTGAGGGTTGTCCATACACTTCTTGTACTCTTGAAGTTCCTCTTTTGTCCATTCTTGAGAAACATTGGCTTTCTTGAGGTTTGGATTTCCTAAGTAATTTTGTTCCATAATATTATTTAGGTTAAATTTCTCTCCACTCCAATCAGGCATAATCCATACTTCTATCTTTTTTCAAAAGTCCATATAAGATCAATGAAACACTTAATACTATACAAACTGTTAGGATGGGATGCTCCCACCAAATACTATTAGTAATATATACCCCATTGTAAAAATACAATCCTTGCATCTGTATTAAAGAACTTTCTATTCTTGGAAATAATATAAAAGACATAAGAAAGGCTGGGCGA